CTAAAAATAAAACTTCAACGGCTGCTGTCGTGTGAGCCGTTGAAGGTGCTTTCGGCGATTGGCCTATCCTCTGGAGAAACTGTCTGAGACTTGAATTCCCGTTTCGCCGGATTCAAAGGCGACAGCCCCTTAGCGAATCCGTGTCGGCACCCTTTACTCTCAGCCGCCTCGGGTGCGAAATGTCCGTCCGTCTCTCCTCAGTCTTACAGGCCTTTCTGTTTGTGGAATGTCTCTCGACGTTCCCGTCGAAACTAAAACGTTCCCTTTTCCGAATCGAAGCCGTGGCGCTTGAGCACTTCCCGCAGCCCGACGATCTCGTAGCTGGTCAAGGGCAGAACCGGATTCTGCGCAATGGGCAGCTTCGCCTCATCGCCCCAGCCCGCCGGCTGCGGTTTCGGTGGTGTCGCTTTCCCTGCCATAAAAACCCCTTGTCATTCCGAGCGCCTTGTTTCTGGCGCGAGGAATCTGCTTTTCCCCGCCGCTAGTTGACCAACTCTACCAACCCCTGTCGCAACTGCGCGCTGGCCATGGTGGTCGCGGATGCGATGGTCACCGTCAGGGTCAGAGCCGAAGTCAGGTTCACCGCGCTCGATACCGCCGTGGACTGATCCAGATACTGCGCCACCGCCGTGCCCAGCGCGGTCGAGAGCTGGGCGCAGACTTCGCCATGCGCTTCCAACGTTCCGCTCGATCCGCTGGCAGCCACACTGATCAGCGCTTCAAACGTCAATTGGCCGCCGGTAGAAGCCGCCAGATTAGCCGTGGCCACCGTGAACAGCGTAACCGTGCCCAACTTGATCACGATCGTGGCAGCGGGCGTCCCCGTCGATACCGTGAAGATCACCGTCCCACTCACCCGCAGCGTCCGGTTGGTCTTATTCAGCGCCCCCGCCAGAAACGCCAGGCTAAATAGAGTCTGGGCCGTGGTCAGCGTAGTCAGCGCGGTCTGCGCCTGCAACAGCAGCAGCGTGCTCTCCACGCCGTGGGTGTTCCCCGCGGTGTCCACCATCTCCACCGCAGGCGTCTGAATGTCCGCGATCAGCGCGCCCTTGTTGGTGTCGGTAGTGCCCGGAGCCGGTGGCCCAAATGTCGCCTTTGCGAAATCCATGGAATTTGTTATCCTTTCGGCTGCCGCTGCATCAGCCACTTGATATCCCGCGCCGTCCGCTGCAAGCCCGCCGCCAGGGCTTCCGCCCGCTCGTACTGCCCGCTGCGCACATACTTGCTAAGATTCTTCGCCATTTGATTGGCATCGTCGGCCAGCACCAGCGCCGCATCCCGAAACTTCACTGCCCGTCCCGCTTCATCGGCCATACACTCTCCTCTGTTCCCAAAGGCTGCACGGTCAGATTGTCACGCCCCACGCCCTGTGCACAAGCTTGAATTGCCTGTGTAAAACTACGCCGGACGCGGCCCGCTCGTCACCCATCCCGGAACTTCCGGAATGAACGCCACCCCATCCTTCTCGAAATTGAACGTCGCGCCCTTCGAGGTCGAATTGGGCAGGCTGGCCTTCTTGTGCGTGGCCAGCAATTCCTTGCCCCACAGGTAATCTTCCCAGGCCATCGCCTCTTTGCTGCCCGGCTTGGCCTTCGCGGCAGCCGCCTGCAGGCGTTTTTCCTCGGTCGGCGAATCCACGATCCACAACTTCAGCGGACAGCGCCCGCACTGGATAAACTTCACCTTGTCATGCCCCAGAATGGTCACATGCAGCACCGAAAAGCTGTTGGTGCCGCCACCCTCGGTAATGGGAGTCTGCCCCATGTAGCCGCCGGAGCGGTGCTGGCATACATTCTGCTGCAAGTGCCGTTGGTTCGCCCGGTCGAGCGCCAACTGCGCCTGCCGGTTGGCGTTGGTGCGCTTCGCCGTCTCCTTCTTCTGCTTGCGCTCCGCCAGCGCTTCCAGCGTCTCTTCCAGGGCCGCTTCCTCGCGCAGCAGAATCGCCTTCTGCGTGCGCAGCGTAGCTTCTAATACTTCCTGCTGCAACTGCTCGGTCGCGTTTTGCTTTTCCGCCATCTTTAACCCTCGGTCTTAGGTCTTAGGTCATTGGGTGTTAGGCCCCAAGACCTAACACCCATGACCGTTACCCATTGGTTTACGTGGTTTGCGGCACCGCATCGAAGCAGCGCGCGCGCGAAATAATATCCGGCGGCAAGCCAAACCCGGCAATCAGGTTGTAGCTCGATCCTGCCCCGATCACCGCGCAGGGATCGAAGCTCGATCCCGGCTTGTACTCGCCCCGCCAGACGTTGATGTTCTTGGTCTGCCCGTCGCCGATGCTCGACCGGTCGGGCGTCGAGAACTTCACCGCCAACACCGCATCCATGCCCGACAGGTACGTCCGCACCGCGGTGCTGGACGAACCCTGGTAGCTGGGCGTCTGCGTCTGGTTGGTCGAAGGCATCCAGCGGCAGCCAAACAGCTCGATCACCTTCACCTGATCGCCCGCCGCCATGTCCGGCAACTCTTCCAGCTTGAGCTGCCCTTCCGGCGTGTGCTTCATAATGTCGACAATCGAGTTATTGGAGTTGTCCAGCGCCAGCAAGTCGCCCACAAAGAAGGGGTGAATCGAGCCGCAGTAGTAGCCGCCCTCCATCGGAGGCACGTTCTGCCCCATCAGCGAGAACGGCGCCTGCTCAATCTGCTGTTTGGTCAGCTGGTAGTTGCCCGTGGTCACCGACTGGTTATCGGTCTTCGGATCCAGCGTGATCAGGTAATCGAAGAAGGCCATCACCAGATCGTCCACCGTGAAGCCCAGGCGGTACGCCATGTTGCGCTCAAACATCACCTGGTCGTTCGAGATCGAGGTCAGGAACGATTTATCGGACTGGTTTTCGAAGTCGCACCATTGCCCCAGCAGGATGTCGAGATAGTTGGTGGTGATGGTGATGCCCGACCCAACCGTGCCTTCCGATTGCTCGGTGGTGTTGGCGGTCAGCGGCGCCAGCATGAAGTTGCGGAACACCTGCCCCGCATTGGCCGGCATATTCTGCCGGGTACACATGCGCAGCTTGGTGAACACCGCCTTCAGGTACTCCAGAAACTTGGTGTTGTAGTGGATCGACAAGGCCGCCTGCGGCATGTTGCCGCTGTTCATGGAAGCGGGGCTGGCTCCGTCGTTCAGCATCACGGCGCGCGCCTGGATGGCGCCCATCAGCCCAAAGCTGGCCACCACCGTGGTCCCCAGCATCAGGATCACGCCAAAGGCGAACATCAGCCCACGCTGCAGCTTGACCATGAACTCGATCACTCGGTACTCGGCTTTCTTTTTCGTGTTCATAAAAAGTGACTCTCCCTTTACGCGCTTTTTTTCGCGAACTGTTTGCCCACCCACTCCGAATACCCCGGATCCGTCCGAATGGCGCGTTCCTGCGCTTCGGAAGTCCCGGTTTCCAGAATGGCTCGCCACTTCGCTTCCTGCGCGCTTTCGCCCTTGGCCCTCGCCGGTGCTTCGGGCGAAGTCAAGGCATTGCGCCGGTAGCTGGTGGCATTGCGTACAGTACGGGAGTCCGGAGTTCCCTCCGGATGCACTGTTTCTACTGCTGGTGTTTCTAAACCTTTTGGCGCGTGAAACACTTCCTGCGCCGCCAACTCTTCATAAGCCTTATCGAGCGCGGCCGTCGTAAGATTTTCCGGCCGCCCCCCCACCAGGATAATCGCGCGGTCCATCAACATGCGCTGATTCCGCGGGTCCATCGGGAAATCGGGATTCTCCGCCTGCCAGGCCAGCGCCAAAGCGGCGATCTTATTCGCAACCTGAGTCCGAATCTGCCCATCCACATCCACGCCCGCAGCCCGCAGCAGCACTCGCACGTTGGCCGGGTTCGCCAAATCGGCGGCAGCCGCCTTCAAATCGGGAGCAGCCGGCCGCGCTGGGGGGGTAGGGGGAGGGGTCTGCGGCGCTTTCCGCATGCGATGAATCTGCAATTGCGCCGTCTCGGTGGTGTTCGCCAGCTTGTCCAGCACTTCTTCGCGATCTTTGCCGTAAGTGCGGATCTCCGGCATCTCCGGATTCTGAATGACCAGGCAAACACGCCCATCGGTCAGCTTGGTTCCAGTCCCGTCTTTGTCATCCCAAAATCTCATAATGGCTTTGTCATCCTGAGCGCAGCGCCTTTCAGCGGAGCGAAGGATCTCAACCTCGTTTCAGCTTCCCCACTTCCGCTTCCGCCAGCCCCACCAGCGCCATACGCGCTTCCCGGTTGGCTGCCACCGTCTGCCATGTCGCGGCGATTTCGTCCTTGGAACTAGTCCGCTGGAGCGACAACCGCCTCGCTGCATCTTCCTGTGCCTGCAACGCCGTGTCTAGTAACTTGAGGAGTACCTGCCACCCATGCCCCGCCAGCGTGTACCGCAAATGCTCCCGGTCGTCATTCGTAATCGCCGTCCCATCGGCAAAGTTGCGGGCTTCCGGCTGCGGGCTTCCGGCTTCCGGCTCGGCGTCTTCCTCGCCCGCCATCAACCGCCCCATCCGCTCATTCAGCGGCTTGCCCGCGATAAAATCTTCCAGTTTAGCCACTAGCTTCTGGCTCCTAGCTCCTAGCTTTTAGCAAACCTACGCCGCCCCATTCCCCGGCAGCCCATTCTGCAGCGCGTCCATATCGTCATTCCGCTCCAGCCGCCCCAGGGCCAGGTCCAGCGGCGCCCCGCCTTCGTTCTTGTCCAGCGCGTGGTCCAGCACCGTCTTCACCAGCTCGTTCTTGCCCTTCGCGCCTTCGGTCGCCAGTTGGTTCTGCCCGCGCTGCTTCTCCACCGCCGTCGCCGCCTGCACTTTCTGCATGTTCGGATTATTCTGCTGGTACTGCTGCTTCTCATTCTCCGTCATGGGACGGATAATATCCGGCTGCTGCACCAACTCGCTCACCGCCTGGAAGATGTCCTCCAGCGCCGCAAAGTCCACCGTCTTGCCGATCTGGTGGTAATACTCCAGAATCTGCGGCTGTTCCAGCAGTTGCAAATAGAACGGAATCACCTGCTGGATGCCCTGCTTGGCCGCCAGCTTCTGCCCCGCCAGCACCGCCACTTCAAACTCCGCCTCCAGAAATTGCTCGTGCAGCACCTTGTCCATGATGGCCGCGGCATATTTCTTGCTCAGGATCTGCCGGATTTCCTTGATCGGCATCTTGGTCTTCACCCAGCGGATCAGGAACTCCACAAAGGGGACGATCCCGCCATTGGCCACCGAGTCCACCGGATCGGCAATATTCTGGTCGCTCATCGACGCCATGCGCTGCGCCCCAAAGCTCGATCGCGTTGCCCCCTGCTTCCCGTTCAGCGAGCCCTGCTGCATCTGCGCGTCGGCCCCGCTGATATTTTCCGCGCTGGCCTGCGACATCTGGATAAACTTCCAGGCATCCGCCGGCACCTGCGGCATCTCCATGAACCGCATCGCCTTGTTCACGTCGCCGGAAGGCCCCGCATCCACCCCCCAGAACGTACCCAGATTCAGGATGGTGTTCTGGGTGGGCGCGTTCTCGCCGCCCCGCGCGTAAAGAATCGGAGCGTTCATCGGATACGCCACCATCTTCAGCGCCGCATTCGTCACCCCGGCATCGACACGCTGATCCGGCCCCACAATCCTCCCAATGCCCATGCCATAGCCGCAATTCTCAATCGGCCACCAGGTGAACGACGTGTGGCACATCGAGCCATACTCATGCTCTTCGTTGCGGATCACCAGCTTGCGGTCTTCATAGACCAGAATCGTCTTGATGGTGCGCAGGTCCCAGCGCTCGATCACCAGCAGCGGCTTGGTCAGTGGGTCGGCGGAGGTTTGCCGGTTGCGCGCCGCCGCATGCGCCACCAGCGACCCCTTCGAACTCATGGTGTCTTCGATCTGCGTGCCCACCGGGGCATCGCCCTCCGGCATGCGGAAGAAAAAGTCCTTCAGCGTCTCTTCGTCAGGGATGCCGGCGCAGATCACCTCGCCCGCCGCGTTTTTTTTCTCCCGATAGCAACTAAGCTTCGCCATCTTCTGCAAGTCGTAAAAGTTCACCGGATCGTAGTCGACGCAGTAGCCCGCGGACTCATCGGGCGCGTCTGGAGTACACCATTTCGGATCGAACAGCGTAGTGCCGAGCTTGCGGTACTCATAGAACGGCCAGGTTTCCTTGACTTCGCTGATAACCGGTTCGAAGTCGTCGCTTTCTTCGGTGGGAACCGACGCTTCGCCAGCGGGCAGTTGGACTTTTGCGGCAGGTTTCTTGCGCCGCCGGGTTTTTTTGACGATGGTCCGCTCTTCAATGCCATATTTTCCCAGCCCGGTGCCAAACAGGGTTTGCGAATTGATCTGCAACCCGGCGTAGTAGGGAAACTTCGCCCGTTTCAGCAGCACCCCGATCAGGTAAGTCCAGGCGTCGGCATCCGCCTCGGTCCCCAAATCCCCGGGCCGCAACAGAAACGGATACTGCTCGGCAAACAGCGACCGCTTCACCCCGCGCGCCAGCGTGGTCTTCATCTTGGCCACCAAGAAGCGCGGCACCCGCGCCGGACGCCCATTCTGCAACCGCTCCGAGCGATAGGGCACCGGCGACTGATACAGCACGTCCGTCTCTTGCCACTCCAAAAGCCACGAAGTGTTCTCGGCCTCGACGTAGGCCTTAGCCTTGAGATAATCTTCCCAGACCAAAGTAGCGGTAGCGTCGTCGGTAAACACCGGAGGCCGAACATTCCCCTCGGTAGTCTCGACCTGGGACTCCCGGATCTCCGTCATAGGAGAGCCGAATGGCATCACCGCGCTTCTAGCTTCTAGCTCCTGGCTGCTAGCCATTCACCACCGCCCTGTCATCCTGAGCGCCTTCTTCCTGGCGCGAAGGACCTATGCAACTTTTCTCTTCATGACCCAGGCATCCATGTTTGGGATCAAATTTGTCGCACTCTTTCGCCAGCGGAAGCACCTCGTTCCCAGCCAATAACTCATCCATCAAGGCATTGCGGAATTCTTCCACGGTGGCGTATCGCGTGCCATCGCTCTTGGTGATGGATCGCATGTTGCGCAACGTCTCACGTCGATCCCAATTCAACATGCCGCGCACCGAAATGCAGAGATGAAAAGTGCGGCTCACCCGTCCAGCCCTCCCAGCATATCCACCAGCCCGATATTCAAACTCCGCTCCATGGCCGCCGCGCTGGCGATCTCCCGCTCCCGCTGCTGCTTTTCCGCTTCCGCCATGCCTTCGCCGCGCCCGTAGCCATGCACAAAGGCAAACGCCGCCGCTTCCGCCACCCGCCGCTGCCCTTCCATCTCTTCGTCGGCAATCTCCTGCCGCATCAGGCTCACCGGCACCTTGGCCGCCAGCCGCGAGATCGCATCGACGATGCCATTCTCCCGCACCAGCCCAAAATTAACTAGTTGCCTTTTGAGTTCCCCCATCTTCCCGCACGCCGTCGAAATCGAAACCCGCCCCGCCCGCGCCTGCGGTTCTAAAGTTTTGATCCGCTCGTTGCGCAGGTTGTCGTCATCCTGAAACTCCAGCCATTGCACCCGCGCCGAAACGTTGCGCCGGTGCATCTCGTTGCGCAGCGACCCTTCCATGTACTCCGTCCCCGGCAACTCCTCCAGCAGCAAATATTCCGACTGCTGCTCGCGAATCTCCTTCACGATCTTTTCCGCCAGCCGCGACGGCGTATACTTCCCCGCCCAGGCATCCAGCACGTAGACTTTGCCCTCATGCACCCGCGCGCAGCAGCCCTCGGCCAGCCCGTTCATGTAATCTTTCCCGCCATAAGGCAGCCGCCAGCAGATATAAGTCTCGCCCATCGGCGGGATCCGCTCCGGCGCGATCAGCATCGTCTCAAACAACTCCGCCGGAAAGGTCGCAATGTGCCCGCCCTGCGGATCGTTCATCTGTTGACACATGAAGCTCTCGTAGTCGTCAAAGAACTTCTCCCGCAGGCTCAAATAATCCATGCCAGGCAGCTCGGGAAATTCCAGAATCACTTCGTCTTCCGCGGGAAACTCCCCCGGCATCAGCTTTTTGCCTTCGCGCACAATCATGGCCGCGCGGATCAGGCACTTCCACGTCTCCGGATTCATCTTCTCCAGCACGTTCCCATACAACTCGAACGGATGGTAGCGCGTGCCCCGCAAGTTGATATAGCCGCCCGGCCGCAGCGTGTTCTTGTTGGTGTAGTAGGTGTCAATCACCGCCTGCCGCACCTCGGGCGCCGCGTGGATGCCGGAGTTCTTCGTCTCCACCATGTCGTCGATGCACTCCACCCACGGATGCCAGCCCGATTGCGCCGTCAAGGGCGACGTGAAGTCCAGCGTGTGGTCCAGGTCGCCAAAGATGCGCACCGGCGTATCCCACTGCGGCTTGGGTTCCTTCTCCACGCATAACTCTGGGTAAAGCGCCTGAATCGGCGTAGACTTCGTATCCTTGCGCTTCCAGAAAAATTTCGCCAGGCCCTCCGAAATGGCCTCGGCCAGCGGCTTGGTCGAAGTCTCGTTCAGGATTGTGATTTCCTCGGGGAAGGCCAGTATCCATTGCAGCGAATCGACGCGCCCCATCGTGGTCTTGTAAGTCCCGCGCGGATCCAGATGCAGCCGGTTCTTGACCTTCGACTGCTCTTCGATCGGAAGGTTTCGATTCTTAGAAAAGTACAGATCGACCACCGGCTGATGCACGCGGGGAACGAACGCTGAAAACTTGCGGCCTAACAGGGAAGCGAGAAAAAAGTGATCCGTCTCGCACCGGTGCCGCGCCTCGTTTTTGTAATCGGAATCGGATTCGACGCGGGCGAGATCGAGGATCACAGGCAAAAGCCTTTATTCCCCAGGCGCAACAGCGCCCTCGGCGGGCGCGGCAGCCGCTTCCGGCTCGGCTGAAGCTTCCGCCCCGCCGCCGAAGTGATCCGCCATATGCTGCTGCACGTCGGCTACATCCTGCGAAGTCCCGGCAAACATCGAATTCTTGCCGTCGTCGTGCACATGCTCGTGATGAAACGAGTTATCTTCGTGGCGGTGGGTAATGATCGTGCGCGGCTTGCGTTTCTTGTGCTTCTCTTCCGCCATAAAATCCATTCTCAAAAATCGGGGCTGGCGAGTGATCACCGCTCAGCGATTCCCGCCAACCCCAACCCCAGGAGGAACATCGTGCTACTGAACTTAGTGGTTAATGCCGAAATCCTTCAAATTGATCGAATTCGTCGTGCTGCTGCTGCCCGTGCCGAAGGTCGCAGTCAGCGTAAACACCAGCACCGGATTGTTGGTGTTGCTGATGGGCACGGTCGGAGCAAACGGAGCCGAGCCGATTGTCGGCGCGGTCACCACGCCATTGATCGCCTGCGATACCGAACCGATGTCCAACTTGCCGCTCACCGAGTCGTACACCATGCTGATTTCCACTTCAAACGGCACGGTGGTGGTTGCCACCGTGGCCGAGGCCGTGGTCACCAGCAACGTGTTGCTCGCAACCGTGGCCGAATCGCCAAGCCGCAGCTTGAACACGATGGTCGAGCTTTGCCCAGTCTTGATGTAGCCGGAAAAAACTACCGTAAATTTCTCTTGTTCGCAGGGGCCGCCCGGCGGAATCGCCAGCGCCATCGGGTAAGCATTGGCCACGGCCGGGTCGGTGAATGCGACTTCGCTGGTGCTGGTAAAAACCTGCAGCGCCGGCAGCGAAGCATTGTTCGCGCCCTGGGTGTTGATGGCAATGCGCCGGTTCTGCGAAGTCCCCGTGCCCTGTCCCGCCGTATACAGCCGATTCGATTGTGGCATGTTTCCCCCGCCTTAAGATTCCGTCGTCGAACTCACTTCGCACGCTACCGAATCCCCCGCCTGTGTGTCAACCTGCATGGCTGGATTGTGCGTTGGCAAGTCTGGTACCTGCCAAGCTCTCTTGGCCTCGTATTCACATCGCGGACATCCCTTGGACGCGCCTGTCTCCGCGAGCGTGCAATTGGGAGCATGGTGCGGAGGACAGCCCATAATTTGCTCTGGCCTCGGTTGTTTGTGGTCGATTCGCCGCCGCCGCCCGCCTTGCCGATTCCCTCTTCCGCGCAAATCCCCGCGGCTCACCCGCCACTGCTTGAACTCTTCCCGCTCCTCCGGCGTGGCCGGATGCAGGCACGCAATGCACTTCGTGAGCTGGATGACATAGCGCCGGTAGAGCGTCCGCACCTTGTGGCAAGCGCCGGCATGGTCGCCCACCGTGCGCCGCGACGAAGGCAGCGGCCCACCGCAAACCACGCAGCGCAGCACCAGCTTCTCAATCCCCGATGGAATCAGCGCCAACACTTCCGGCGACAGCGGTTTTGCCATT